TCGACGGACGCGATACGTCGCCGACTTCATATCCCGACGGAATAGCCGCGAGAATTTCTATTGCGAGCTTCTCGAGATTGTCGAGCGCTCCCGCGTTATTGTTATAGGCGACGACCGCCGAAATTGTAAAATTTAACTTAAGCTGAATAGCGCTGCTAATTAGACGCGTTTCCATGTACGGCGTACCCGGAATAATAAAACATGCTGGCGCGATAATCGCCTCGGGAACTGACTCATAGACTGACGCAGCTACGCCAGCGAGAGCGGTCGCTAACGGTGCTCTAACGTCTGCTTGAACGGTCGTCATTTATTGAGCCATATTTTCGACTTGGATAAACGGAGCTAATAAACCAATTACTCTATTTTGGAGTGACCGACCTAAAACGAACGGGCTCGGATTGAAATCGACCTGAGCCGAAGTGTTGCCCGGAGCTGTGATCGACTGAAAAACTTCTACTGATACGACTAGCAGCGCCGACTTTACAGGCGCTACGGCTGAATAAAGATCCTCAGCTGAGGAGCCATTTAATACGGCTAATCCTGCGGGAATTTTAGGTGTGAAAATTTGATCTGGTGCGGCTGTTGCTGTCGTGAATATGTACGGCGCTATTTGATGATCGTTAACTGTTACGGTTAAATCGAAAGCATTTCCGCAGCCTGAAATGACGACAGCTTGACCCGGTACGAAATAGTTAATCCGTTGAGTCGTGTAAAACGCCATGCCGTCTTTTACTTCGATCCCTGTAATCGCTGACTGATAGCCAGTTAACAGCGGCAGGATCGCACCCTCAGCGCTGGCGATCATAAGATCGAGATATGCGTCCGAATAAAGAGAATCGCTAACGCCTAGCACGTCACGAAGTTCCGTAGCCGTAATAATTGGCATTAGCGATCCTCTCTAGATTCTGCTCGGTCGCCTCGGGAGCGAAACGACCGATGATTATTTCTTAGTTATCTCAGGTCTGATTCCAGCAAGCGCCGAAAGGAATCTTTGGAGCGATTGCGGCGTAACCGTAATACAGAATATCGACGGTTCCGTCTGATTGGATATTAGTGCGCAGCTCGAAACGTGGGCTCTCGTACCATGTCCACGCGTCTGGGTTAACTACGACCATTGAGAAATCGCCAGCTGATGTAGTTGGTCCAGCGTTTCCGATTGAACGTGAAACGAATAGATTTAAGCCCGGTGAAACTACGCCACGAAGTGAATCGCCACGAACGTTTCCTGCCTGATTGCTTGGTTGCGCCGCATTGTATAGCGGTGTGCCATTGTCGTTATAACCCATGATGTTAGTCCATTGTCCCGGGCTAACTACTAAGTTACGAGCAAATCCGAGTGATGATGAATAAACAGCACCCGCAGCTTGAGATGTATAAGCAAGGAATCCAGTAGCTGAGTTAGCGTTAACGCCTGTCTGTTGACCAGCGCCAGCAATAGTTCCGACAGCAAACTCGTCTGTGACCTTAGCGTATGCGAACTCAAGATTTTGAAGGAGCGCGGTGAGGTAGCTGGGATCCGACCGGTCGATCAATTCGATTGTAGAAATTGCGCGACCCTTAAAGCTCTGAACTGGTACTGAGATGTATGTTGCGCTTAAGTTTGATTCTGTAACAGCGCCATTTTCTGCGATGTTTGCGACAGTTGGAACAGCTGTGACCTTTGGAAGTTCGAAAGTCATACCTGTTGCGCTAAGAGCTTCGCGAGATAGTGCGTCGATCATGCCACGATCAGCATTAGCTAGTGCGTTAATAACTGTGCGGCTCTGAGGTGTTGGAACCATGCCCGGAGCTGTTGATGTTGTGTTATCGGCAGCCTTGACATATTGGCGAGCGTCCTCATCGTGTAAAACTGACGCCTTGAGTGAATACTGTAAATAAGAAACCTTATCGACAATAGGTGAACGTGGCGCGGTGTACGCCATAGGGACGTGCTTAGACGCTTCTACCGTTTCGGCAGCGGCGCTTTCTGGAACGGTAGTGTCTGACACTTGTTCTCCTTCTGTTGTTGGATTTGTTTCCTCTGTTTCCTCATCTAGTTCGGAATCAGAATTCTCATCGGTTGATTCGACTTCCTCGTCGCTTTCGGTATCGCTCGCAGCTACGGAACTGACGCGAGCGCTGTCGATTGCGGGGTCGGACACTAAAGACACTTCATCAAGCGAACCTTTAGCGACGACCAGAACTCCATCGACGAAATTGTGCGCGTTAACTTTCACGCCTACACTAAAACCATCGCGCAAACCCGTCGCAGCTTCTACTAATGCGTCGTTGCCGGCTGTTGTTTCCGCGATCTTAAATGTCGCGTCGATTCCCTGTTCGGTTGCGGTCATAGATAAAACCTTTCCGATTGGTCGAGTGCGATCGTGTTCAAGTAATAATTTAACGTTCTTAGTGGCAATAGATTCTGGCTTAAACGTCGTAAGTCCTGCGGACGTTGATCCAGTTTCGTTCCATGTTACGACGCGTCCGGTAATTGTGCGGGACTCGCTATCGGCTGATGTAATTAGCAGCGGCATGTTTAGTTTCATTTAATCATTTCCTCAGCTTGTCGGATTTCCTCGACGCTGATTGCGCCGATTTCAAATAATGTTTTGTAAATTCCTACACGTTCCGCTTCACTTCCACGCAAGTAATCCTCTAAACGGAAATTGACTGTCTGTGATGATGGAACGAAGTCCGGCATGCTAAGTCTGGTGCTAATACTTGTCATTAGCGGAATTAGTGAAAAATCTAAAAGAGTTTTACGCGTTACGTTAGCGTTTGAGTAAGTCATGCTCGATCCAGTTTCCGCGTCAACGTAGAACGCCGGAATACCAATAGCGCGAGCTAATTCTGTTGCGATGTACGAACGAGCCGCCGCTAGCTGTAACTTTTCAGGATCGAAGCCGACTGTTTGTAATTCGACGTCCGCATTTAAAAACGCGGTTGAACGATTACGTCGAGCGACGCCCCACGACTCAAGTAATTTTGCAATTCGATCAGCTGGTAGCGCTGTTCCGTTTGATTTTAATACCATCGACGGGACAGGTTCGCGAGCATAGTTTGCAGCTGCTCGCTCAAGTTCCGCGCCTGTTCGAATTGTCCGACCAGCGCGATTTAATAATCCTTCATCGTTGCCATAAAATACGACTAACGATCCTACGCCCGAATCTGGAATTTGTTTTCCGTCGATCGTGTAATACATAACTTCGGTTCCGTTTTGATTTAGAAATACGCCGACGCGAGTTGGGACAATTCTTTGAGCGGAACGAACTCGCATGGTGTCGGCGAACAGTTCGGTAATTTGTAAATACCCAAATCCGTAAAATAGTAAATCCTCAGCGAGCCAAACATAAGTAGCGCTACCCGGAACGCGTGGATCAGGGTCACGAATAACTCTAGGCATTGGCACTTCTAAACCTGTTGAGTTGTCCCGGACTTGTAACCCGATCGAAGCGATGGACGAACAGATAATCCCGCGAGCACGAGCGATCGTAGGAACACTCATAGCTTCCTCGCGCGTTGCCTGAGTAGCGCCGCCGTTAAAGGTATAGATCGAGTCTAACGCGAATACAGGTGAAGCCGAAGCCTCGACGTCGCTATTTTGGAGCGGCGTTACAGCTTCCACCTTTGACGCAAATAGATCACGAATACCCATAAGAGAATTCTTACAGACTTATAGCACTAGCCAGTCATAATATCGAAGTCCATCTCTGGGCGTGTCGCAAAGTGTGTGACCAGAGCTGTTGCTACCGCAGCGCAAACCGCAGCTTGCGAAGCTCGACGCCCAATAACCCAGCCACCATCGCCGCGCTTTAATTGGACAGCCGAAAGAATCTGTTTAGTTAAATCGCTTTGTCCTCGATGACGTAACCGTCCCGAGTTGATCGCACCGAGTAATTCGTCGCAGCTTTGAGGGTAAACCGAGTCCATGTCGAAAATCGGGATACCCGCTGGCTGGAATCTAGCCGCTACCGCGCCCGAAGTGCGACGGCTGTAAAGCAAATACTCGAGCGGATATTTACGGCAATACTTTGCCGCTTCGTTAGCGATCTCTCGATCGTCGAGCTGAACGGAATTCTCCCAAGTGTGGAGTAGCTTCACGACGAAACGTTCGTCGCCAAGTTTTTGGGCTCCCACTAACGCGCAGAATTTGCGATCCGGCGAAATATCCAGCGCAAGCCAAGTTAACTTCTCAGGATCGAGATCGACCGATTCGTCGTGGCAATTATTCCACTCGTTCGCTCCGATAATGCTTGAGATCGTCTGAACCCAGCGGCATAAGACTTCGGTTTGTACGACTTCGGGCGGATCGTTTAAAACCGCCTGTATGTTGTCGATGTTAATCGTGTGACCGATCGCTGGATTAGCAGCAAGCCAATTCGATTCTAGCTGTATGTCGTCGGTCGGTGCGCTCCACTCAAAATAGCCAATATCGTCGTCAGCTCCAGCCGCAGCCGCAAGCCCACGCTCTCGAAACGCATTTAAAACGACTGAGTGCGAATCGCCCGCGTTTGTGTAGCTCATAATCATAGGATTCTTGGCAGCCATTAAGGTATAGCGTAAAGACGCGTAAGATTCTAAGTCTTTCATTTCTCGAAGCTCGTCTAAATGAATTGCCGACGGTGCGGAAACTCCTCGAGCAGCTGAACCGCCAGCCTTTACGATAAATCGGTTAATTTGCCCGGTAGTACCTTTGACTTCGATTTCCTCGGAGCCATGACTCCACCTAATACGCTGAACGCGCTTAGATAGCATTTCGGAGCTCTCGATTAAGTTGATTAGCTGCCTAAATTGCTCAAGCGATGTGGCTAATCTGTGAGCTGATCCGATTTGAAGTGGCTCGTCCCATAAGAATAAGCCGCCTAAGATCCTGATTTGCTGTAAAAATGACTTGCCATTTTGCCGGGCAACGACCACGCAATTAGTCGGAGTAGCCCATCGACCGTCGGGTTTGTATTTGTGCGTATGCTCTAAAGCAAACTTTTGCCATGGCATTAAGCCGTCTGGGAGTATGTCAGCCGCTAAATCTATGAGATCGAAGCCCCTAGACGGTAAATCATTAAGCGGCGTATGGATTCTAGGGGTCGGTGAGCCATAAGTGACAGCTGATAACGGCGGCAAAACCGATAGCAGCCGATTAGAGCCTATGTCGTCGGGTTGTTGACCGATTATGACCTGATCGTCCTTAGTCATGACTTACGCTAACGTTTTCGGGGATATTTAGATCAT